TCATGCTGTCATTCTTTTGGGGTGTTTTGGGGCTGTTTTGGCACCGGAATGACAACTTAATGCCAGCTTTTCCCCGAACAGATCCACGGCCTTCCCGCCAGCGTCGGGGTCAGCGGAAGGCATCCATTTTCCGTACACGCGGATGATCATGGCCCAGTCTTTGTGGCCCATCTGCTTCGCCACCCACATAGGATGCTCGCCAGCAGATAGCATCATTGATGCGTATGTATGGCGCGTTTGGTAAGGCCGCCGATATCGAACGCTGGCGCGTTTAAGGGCGGTTACCCAGATCTTCTGCACAGCTTGGCTGCTCGACCAGCGATCGCCTGTGCCAGGGTTGCGGAACACTTCCCCATTTGGTTCCGCACCCACCCAGGTGTGTGCCTTCTGAGCCTGGACGGCGGCCATCGCCGGTCCAAGCAACTTGACCTCGCGTCGGCCGGCCTTGGTTTTTGGTAGCTCGGCGACGCCCCGTGCCGCTCGGGTGATCCCTTTTCGAATGAAGGCGACCCCGCGGCGGAAGTCGATGTCAGACCAGTTGAGAGCAATTTGCTCGCTTGGTCTCAGGCCAGTCCACAGCGCGAATTGAGCATAGTTGCGAGTCTGCTCTGGTAGTGCTGCCAGAATCGCCTTCTGCTCGTCCGGGGTAAAGGGGTCTACATCATCGTCTTCCTCGTCTACGGGCTGCTCCTGGCGTCGATAGTGCCGCCCTCGCATGCAGTTCTCGTCCAGCAGCTCGTCTTCCACCGCATCTTCCAGGGCCGACCGCAGGCAGCTTTGAATGTTGGTCAGCCGCTTGTTGCTAGGAGGCTTATCACCTCCTAGCTTCGCCAGCCACGTTTTGACGGCCGGCCACTTGAGTTCGCTTAGCATGGCCGCCCCAAACTGGGGGATCAGGAGGCCATCCACGATGCTACGGTATCCCTGGTACGTGCTGGCCTTGAGCGTTGGCTTGCGCGCGTCCAGCCAATCGTCCAGGTACTTTTCGACGGAAAGCACCTGGCCTGGCGTGGTTGCGTACTGGCTAGCGCGCTGACTCCCAGGGAACGTGGCGGCGTAGTCGAAAACGCCCGTGGCGATCGCGTGCAGGATGGCGCCACGGTGCTGTTCGGCACGCTTCAGGTTAGCGGGCGTGGGCTTGAGAGGGATCCGCTCGCGACACCTCCGGCCTTGATACTGGAACGTGATTTCGATGCTACTTTCTGAGGCGGCTTTAACACCCCGTCCGTCTCTACCCATTTTTCATACCCCTCCATGTCGATGAGAATCCGTCCGTCAGGAGCCTCGACCCACTCATGGCCTTTTCGCCAGATGCCATCGCGTTTTTTGGAGCGAATGGCGTCTGGTGAGTATCCGGTGAGTTCGGCGGCCTTTTCGATGGTCACGAATCGAACCATGTCAGGCCTCCATGGGGGCGGGCGGCGGCGCACAAGCGGGGGTGGAAAACCGGACACAAGGAACCGGCCCAGCCGAAGCTGGCCCCGCCAGGCGCCGCCATAGAGGGTGCGCGAAGGCGATGGGCACGAAGAGGCCGCGACAAACCACGGCGCGGCCCAAGTGCGCCTTGTGTATCCGGGTTTCCACGCCCGGCCACCGTTGGTCCGGTGGCGGTCGAATCATACCGCAACGTCGATTGACCGCTATCCCTGCAATGGCGGTGGCCTAATGGAGCGCGGTGTCTTGCCGCGACGGGGCGCCATCCGTCAGGGCTGCCAGTTGCTGACGCCAGAGGGCCAGCATGGCACTCTTGCGCGCGACAAGACGGTCCTGATCCGCGATGAATAGTGCTTTGTCCGTGGGGGTTCTCGCGACTTCCCAGCCGGCGCTGTCGATCAGGTCCACGGCCGCCTCGATGCACTCGTTGCATATACTGACGCCGGGGCCGGCCAGCAGGTTTCGCACCTGGTTCTTGTGCTTGCCGCAAAAGGAACAGATCAGGACTTCCTTCTTGGCGGCTGCGGCTACCTTGGTCTTTTTTGCCATGGGCGATGACCCCGCGCAGCGTCGGGGCAGTGGGTTGCTGTGATGCGAACGTTAGCATGCCTCGCCCTCCTGCGCGTCAGGCGTGGGCATCGCAAGTCCAGACAGCGTCTTGATAGTGGTCTCCAAGGCCCATACGCGCTGCTGTAGCTCGCTGACCCGCGCGTGCTGTTCCTGGTACGCCTCGCGCCAGTAGAGCAGTTCGTCGGCCACCTCAGCCCGCGCCTGTCGCTTGGCCTTGTGGACCTCGGCGCGAAGTCTAGTGCGCACCTGGGGGCGCTTGAGCGCGAGGTAGTCCTGCAACGACATGCCGGCGCGCAGGAACTCGTCGTAGCTCTCCACCGGGTGCAGCGTGCGGAACCGGATGAACGACACAATGCCGCAGCGGATAAGGGTGAGCGGAACCGTATCGGCGTGCCCGAACAGATTGCAGCGCTTGATCCCGAAGCTGGTGAGTCCGAATTGCGTCACGAAGCCCATTGACGTTCCCCTTGTTCCGCCTGGGCGGCAGCGTGGACGGCGCGGCACTTCTGAATTGCCATGCGCTTACTGAAGATGTAGTCCTGCTCGGTCGGGCCGAATCGCTCCACTACCAGACGGCAGGCTTCCAGTGCCGCATTGCGCACGTCCTGGGCGCTGGCCTGGGGCGCGTATTTATCTAGCAAAGCGTGCGCGAAGCGAATGAGCCCATTTTTGTGATGAATGGCAAACCCTGCAGCAAGCATTTCAATTTCGTTGTCGCTCGGTTTCATAGCTTGGCCTCGCTATCGGCAACCGCCTTTGACCTTCTGGCGCATTCACATTCGCTGGCCTGGGGCGCGGCAAGGTTATCGCCTAGCTCAAAGCCGTGCCGATGCTTGGCACAAAACCCACACGGGCAGGTGGCGCGGGGCAAGCCGCTTCCGATATGCACGCCATCCCGGTACTGGCGTTCGACGCCTTCCGCAGTAAGCGCCTCCCCGGCTACAGGGGCGCTTGCCAGGGCGGCGCGGGCCTCCCACCCGTCCCAGCGGCCTTTCAGGTAGCCCATGTCCTCGCCGTATCCGTCGCCCTCGCGCAGCTTCGCCACATCGGCCGCCGTGTGGTTCGTCTTGTTGTCGTATGCGGCGTTCCAGGCTTTCGCGTAGTCCGCTTCAAACGCCGCCCGCTCATCCGCGACGACGGCCCGCAGCTTTGCAATGACCGTGACGGCGCCCGCGCCGACATACTGCTCGGGCGATACCTTTCCGGACATTGCCTCGGCCTCGCGCGCGACCCGCCGGGCCTCATCGGATGGCATCAGGCGCAGGGCCTCCTGCATCACCTGCAGGTTTATGGCGGGCCTGCAGCTTTCGGCCTGGCCTGCGCTTGCGGGCTTGAACTGCACCCCACGGGTGGACGGCAGATGCCCGTAGCCGGGCGCGCCGCCCGCGCCATCCCGGCTAGGGGTGGGGGGCGCCGCCGGGGTGTCGCGGCACGCTACCGGCCAGGCTGCCGCGTCAAGGTGGTTCTGGAGCGGCTCCGCTGCCGGCGCGCGCCCAGCGGTAGCACCAGGGTCAAATCCAGTATTGGAGCGGGTTTCTGCGGTGGCGCGGGCCGTTTCAGCACCAAGGCCGCGCCCGGCGGCCGCCACTGTCTTTTCGAGCGCCTTGACGGCATCCCGGACATACACCGGCACGGCCTCGGCGCGCCGGTATCCTTCCACCAGTCGGGCCTTCGCGTCGACGTCGATGCTATCGATGCCCAGCTTGCCGGCGATGTCGATCACGGTCTGCTGCTGGCCGGCTGGATCCTGGCCGATATCGCAGCGCACCCAGCCCAGCAGGCGGCGCAGGTGATTGAGGTCGGATTGCTTCATGCCGCTTCTCCCTCGACCTGGCGCAGCTTGAAGCGCTCCGGGATCATCGGGTGCGTGGCGAACCAAGCGGTTTCTTGCTTGCACTCGCTCACGAACTGCTTGAACACCCGGGTAACGTCTGCAACGGCCCACACCTCGTAGTGCGACCCTTCGGCGCTTTCGTGGTTGTTACGCACCATGCCGTGGACCTTGAGGCTCAATGGCAGTTCGCGCATGACCATGTCGACCACCCAGGCCGGCAGGCCGTAGCGCTTGTTCATCCTGGCGCGGATCTTGGTGATGGGTTCGCAGTTCTGCGGGCAGTGGTCCCAGACGCGCGTTTCGGCGACCTGGTCAAGGCGCTGCTGTACGGCAGTGACAGCCTGCTCGGTCTGGCTGAGGCGGCGTTCCTGGTCCAGCAGCGCCTGGGCCTGGGCGACGAGCAGCTCGGCCGGCGACATAGGAGCGCTATACCGTCCCGTCTTGCGGATAGTCGGCAGCACTTCATCAAACACCCAGGCTTCAAACTTCTCCGCCGTCGGCAGGTGGCTGTTGACGATCAGGCGGTACATGTCGCCCTCGGACAGGATGCGCGCTTCCTGGGTGCGGCCGAGGCTGTCTTGGATGGGGTAGCGTTTCGCGACCCCACGGCAATGACGGTTCATCGCGTCGGTTTCGTTGGCATACCCGAGGGCCGCGGCGACATCCTTGCCGACCAAATACACCTCGCCGTCGATCTCGACGGTGCGCACGGAAAAATTGAACTCCTGGTTGAAAAACGGGGTGATGTTGCTCATTTCGTCCCCCCGTTCAGGTAGGCGCGGACGGCCGTGGCCAGCCGGCGCTTACCGTTGTATTCCGCCTTCTTGCTGTCCGCCAGGGCGGCATACTCGACCGATACGGCGTCCATCATGGCATCCCACTGGATACTGTCGCGCTCCAGCCTGCCGAGGCGACGCTTGCGCTTATAGGCGGTGCAAGCCTCGTCGAACAGGGAGTAGGCATGCCGGCGGGCGGTTTCAAGCTTGTGCAGTTCGATGGACCGCTCGGCGATGCGCAGCAGCGTCTGCAGGCGGGAAAGAGAAATGGGTTGGTTCATCGTGCGATTCCTTCGCAAGTGATCTGCATGGACCGTCGCGAGCCGGCATGCCAGATTTCGTATTGGGTGGTGGTCGGGCAGTCGGCGACAAAGCTGGTGGCCGCCGATATGGCCGGGGGCGTCACGTCGCGGGTGACGTAAAGCGCAAAGGCAACCGAGGCGGTGGCGGCCACAGCCACCACCAGGTCGCCAAGGTCGTCAGCGAGGCTCATTTGGCATCCCCTTGCCGCAGCGGTGCTTCGATCCAGGCCGGGGGCGCCCAGGCCGGCGCCTTCTTGTGCTGCATAGGCATGACAAGGCCGATGAACTGCTCGGCAATCTGCGATTCAGGGCGGATGAGGGCCGGGCCTTGGCCGTTGTGGGCGACGTTGGTGAAGCGGCTACCCAAGTCAGCGGCGGCCGCGCTCATGTCGGCCAGATATGCCGGGCTCAACTGCGCCGCTTCGCCGCTGACGGTCTTGGGTACGATGCCCCGCCAGTTCGGGAATTTGCCTGGAACTTCGTTGAACGTCAGGCGGGTACTCGTACCCAGGTGAAGCAGCGGGATGGACCACGTTCCGGATCCTTCGGGGCACAGATCGATTGCGACGTGTGCGAGGCCCTTGCCGGTCCCGGCTGCGACTTGACGAGCGATTTCCCGCGGGATGATGAAAGACACCGGCCCGTCGAGGCAGTTATCCGCGTCGCGGTGCAGGATCAGCATGCGATGCCCGTCAGTGGCGATCAGGCGGGTGCTTGTCGCGTCGGCCTCGACGTTGATGCCGTTCAGGTAGTACCGGATATCCTGTTTGGCCGCGATGCGCAGGGCTGCCTTGAGGGCAGCGCGCGTGGTCATGATGCGCCGCCGTTGCGTCGTGCCTTCGGTAAGATTGAGCGTGTTCATGGCTTAGGCTCCAAATCCAACTGGATGTTGGTTGCGATGAATTGGTAGACGGTCACTTTCTGGCCACCCTTGGCCGGGTCGCGGAACACGCGCCGGGCAATGAGCTTGCCGGCGCGCTTCTGGGCGCGGATGTAGTCGGTGACGGCGCGGGCCATTGCACGCTTGCCACCCTTGCTGGGGGGGGGCACAAGGGCCGCAATGTCGGCGCGTGTCATGGGGGCGCTGTAGAGCTGGCTCATATCGGCTGCCCTCCCGGCGTGATGCGCAGGGCGATGCGGACCATGGCCAGGACCACGTCCGGCGCCGTGCCGGTTTCCAGGGCGTGGGCCACGTTGCCCAGCGCCGCGGTGGCCTGGGCGTGTTGGATCCGCTCGTTGGTAAGCTGCTCGCGGACCTGTTCCAGTTCGCGCTTGGCCTCGTCGTACAGGCGCGTGTACAGCGCGCGACCGCGCACGGCCGCCGCCAGTTGCTCGGTAGGGGTGCGGGGCTTATTCATCGCCGGCCCCCTTTGCGCCCGTGGGCTTCTTGCCGAGACAGTCTTGCAGCTTGTACCAGGCCTTATGGTCTTCGCAGATTTTGGCCGCGATTGACAGCAGCGTCCGCACATCCTGATCAGCGTCGGGCGTGTCCAGAATGGTCTGCAGCACAGATATGAGCGCGCGCAGATCCTCTTTCTGTTCCTCCATGACCTCGAACCAGAGGTGTGCGCTGAACAGATCGACGCCGGTTTGTTTGGTGGGGGCGGATTTCATTTTGCGCCTCCCTTGTGTGCGGCTGCCTTGAAAAGGTCGGCCCACTCCTCGGTCATCTCGGCCATTTCGCCGGACAGGTGGATCGCAATCTCGGTCATGTCCAGCACATTCAACTGGTCCTGTTTGCCGGCTTGGGTCGCATAGCGAATCACGCACAGCAGCGAATTGACCTGCAGCAGGGTTTCAGCGGCACGTTCGAGGGCTTCCGCCGCTTCTTGGTTGGTTGGCAGCTTGCTCATGCTTCACCTCGCTTGGCCTTGTGCCGGAGCGTGGCGGCCTGGTCCAGCAATTGGTTCGCTTCGTTGGCGATAGCCCCCAAGGTGGACAGGAAGTCGCTCAACACGGATGCGGGGATGGGGTCCACACCTTCGGCAGGGATGTACCCGAACGGCGCTGTCAGAACCTTGATGCGCTCAAGCCGCTCCTGCGCGGCCGACGCCAAGACCTCGGGCGGGGCGAGCGGATTAATCGCGAGCGCGTCGGCCGCGTCAACGTCGTCCGGCCCGGCGCCGATGCAGAACCGAACGTCTCTGCCCTCGGTGCAGATGATGAAAGGCGCTTTCATGCTTGCACCTCCCGGTCACCGAGAAGCTCTTGCTCGTGTGCCCATTCGTCTTGCTCTTGCGGCGGCAGGGAATGGAGCCGGCAATCTTCACGCAGGTTCTGCCGGCCCGGCACAGGTTCGCCGATGACCTGGAAGTTGACGAACAGCGCGCCGATGGCGTCCAGGAAGTCGCCCTGCGCAGCGGCGGGCAGGGTGGCAAAGGCTTGCCGAAGGTTGGAGGGGAACAGGTAGCCTTCCGCCGCTTCTTCAGCTGCGCAGAATTCGATATGCCACTGTTCGGCCGCGGCGAAACCGTCAATGCACTTCTGGGAGGTCTTCATCACACCGCCTCCAGCGAGGCCCGGAACGGCGCCGCGAGTTCTTGGAAGCGCTCGCGCCCGCAATCGGCGCCGTTGGCAATGTCCGAGGCGACATATGCGCCCAGGTCTGCCAAGTGCTTGATTCGACCCAGGGCGGAGGCGGGATTCTGGCAGCGAGGATCCTCCGCTTCCTTGCGAATGGCGACCAGCAGTTGCTCCAGCTGCAGCAGGGTGTCGATCGACGTTTCCAGCCACGCCACAGCCTCGTTGTCGACGGAGCGGAGCAATTCGGTCGCTGACGAATCGTTGACGGTCAACGATGCTTTTGCTACATTGCGAGGATGAGAAATCCCCTCCGCGCCTTGCGGGCGGATATCTTGCTTGGACATGTTTGCCTCCTACGGCTGTCCGAGATTGAGGGCCGCAGCGTCAACTGCGGTACTTCCTAAGCCCCGGTCTGCGTCAACAGATTCGGGGCTTTGCTTTTTGGGGTGTACATCAAAAGCTGTATGGACGAACAATATCAAATGATATTGATGCAGGCAAGCTTTTGTTTTGTCTTGGCAGCATGATGCCGAAGGTTGGAATTTGGAACTAGGAGACGCAGTCCGCACGCTGCGGACCACGCAGGGGCGGTACGCATCCTCGTGGCTTGAGGCGGACTCTACCGGCTCGGTGAGGTCAGGTGGGCTGCTTCCAGGCTCGGCACCAACGTTCCACAACAGCAACGCTGGTGAGGTGGACACATTTCGCCATCATGTCCCGAGCAAAGGCGGCCTGGCTCTCATATCGTTCCGGCTCAAGCTGCCATTCGTCCCAGCATTCACGCACGAAACGTTTGTCGGCTTGCCGCGGGTCGTTGTTCAGCTTTGCGGCGGCGGCGCTGGTGGCTAACTGCTTGCGCGCCAATCTCAAGCTATTCTCGTGCGGCATCAACGCTCGTGCACGGTCCAGCATTTCGGCGGCCATCAGCGCGGATTGGATTGCCCCGCCTTCCTTCAAATCATTTTGAATGAGCGCAGAGTCAATCTCTAGCAGTGCGCCCATGAGGTAGAGGCCGGTAAAAAGTGGCCACAGCGAGTCATCCAGTGGCTGGTGGGCCACGAGTGGGTAGCAGGTGTCTACCACTTCCGATGGCTCAAGTTCGGCAATCCGCTTTCCGATCTCTTCGGCCGACGTTATGACACTGTCACCGTACTTCAGGCCCGTTCTGAGCGCCCGCTGGAGCAGGATGTCGCGGAACTCTTCAATGTTGCTAAGTTGAACTGCAACCATCTCCCGGAACTCCGGCTCGTCTGCTACCTCCAGGCAGTCATAGACTTTTTTCCCAAGATCCCACAGGGCCTGCACATCCCCATCGCCCTCTTGGCACGACCAAATGCCGCGCCCGCCCAACGCCGGCGAGAAACGCCTTTTTTCCGTCGTGCCTGAGAATGTCCTGTAGGGATCAAAGCATCGAAATGGCATCGCACGTCCTACCGGTAGTAGCGACGATGTTCGACCATGGTTCCAATGATCACCAATTCCTGTCTGTCGCTGAAGAAGGAGGGGAAATCTTCATTCAGTGGGACCAGTTCAAACACGTCGTTACCGTTAGCGTCCAGTCCTCGGGGGCGGTATTTCTTAAATGTCGCCTCGTCCCCACCATTCATCGCCACGACGAATGAGCCTGGCTTGGGAGCCACATCTTGATCGATGATGATCTTGTCCCCGGGCGAGAACTGCGGCGCCATGGAAAGGCCCCGGATCTCCAGTCCAAAGGCCCTCTCCGAGAGGGGAATATCGGTAAGAAGATACTCAAGCGCCTCGCCGCAGAAATGCGCGCCCACTTCTGTAAGTTGGCCGGCCTGCACGTAGTTGATCACCGGCACACGTCGACCAGCACCGGCCGCGGTCTTCGAGGTGGCAAGCGGCGCAGCACTGAAGGGCGGCGCGTCGCCAGGCCAGTCCAGCCAACCCGCAGGCTTGCTAAACGCCTGCTCAATCCGCGCGGCCATTTTGCTTCCAATGCCGCGCACGGGCGAGCTACCTGCAATCTGCCAGGCCTGCGAAGGAGATATGCCAACCAACTCCGCGAAGCGCGCCTGTCCGCCGGCGGCCTCCACGAGCTGTTGAACTTTCTTTAGGCGGTTTTGTGAGCGGTCCATGGGGAGATTTTCTCAGAAATTTATCATTTGCTACACTAGCATATGATTGCGTTCTACACTATCTTTTGATATTGTTTGGCTATCTGAACAAGGTGATAGCCCATGACCCTCCAGGACTACCTCAATAGCCTAAGTCCCGCAGAACAAGCCGCATTTGCTGGCCGTTGCGGCACTTCGGTTGCATACCTACGCCAGGTCGCCTACGGAAATCGCCGCTGTAGCGAAGGCCTCGCCATCTCCATAGACCGCGAATCCGGTCGACAAGTGCGCATGCAAGCCTTGCGTCCCGATGTGGATTGGGCGCACCTCGCACGGGCAGCAGCCCATGCCTAACGCCGACACCACCCTCATCGACTGCGCCGAAGAGGCCGGGGTTTCGCTGGCGACCTACACCGAGACGCGGCAGGCCCAGCACCGCGGCGTGCGCCCCTGGCCGTTCTGGCCAGCCGCGCAGCACATTCCCGGCGACACCCGGACGCCGCCGGCGCCTGGTGCCGTCTGGATCGGCTCGGGGGATGCATGAGCGTGGCCTACAAGCAACACCCCCTGTCTGCTGCCTTCCCGGCGATGAGTGCGCCTGACTTCCAGGCACTGAAGGACAGCATCGAGTGCATCGGTGTGCAGAACGCGATCACCCTCCATGAGGGAATGGTTATCGACGGGTGGCACCGCTACAGCGCCAGCCAAGAACTGGGCATGCCTTGCCCCGAGCGTGAACTGCCGGTCGACGTGGATCCGGTGGACTTCGTGAAGGCGCAGAACAAGGAACGCCGCCACCTGTCTGCTGGTGCCTGGGCGCTGATCGAAACTGAATTGTGGCAGTGGCGCTCGGTTGGCAAGCCGACCAGCGCTAATTCCGCACCGGGTGCGGAATATCAAGACATCGAGCGTAATTCTGCACCCGGTGCGGTGTTAGCGCCGAAGTCCGCCGCCGACATGGCGGCGTCCGCCGGAGTAAGTGTCAGATCCATCGAGCAGGCTAAGAATGTGAGCCGAAAGGCGGCGACCGAGATCAAGGACGCAGTGAAGGCGGGGGCGGTGTCGTTGAAGGACGCCGCGGTTGTCGCCAGTCTGCCGCAGGAAGAGCAGGTTGCGCTCGCCGCTGAAGGCCCGGAGGCGATCAAAAAGGCTGCCCGCTCCAAAGCGGCGAAAGCTGCACCGGCTGCGCCCGAGGCAGCGCCGCCAATTTCCGGCCAGGCCGACAGCGCGGGCGGCGACGACGCGCAAGCCGAGATGCTGGCGGACTACGAGCGGCTGAATGCGGACAACCAGATGATGGCCCGCGTGTTCGAAGCGGACGACAGGCTGGCCGCCGCAGTGGCGGAAGTGGTCCGTCTGACGGAGGAAAACCGGGTTCTGACCACGCGCGTCAATGGCCTGATGGCCGAGAAGGAAGCTGCGGTGAAGATGGCCAGGACCTACAAGCGCAAGCTGGACGCGCTGGAAAAGAGGACGGGCACGGCATGAACAACACGCTATTTCCCGAGACCGAAGCCTGCAATGCGGCTACCTCTTTCCCTCCGCCTCGGCCCTTTCAGCAGACCGCGCATGAACAGCTGCGGGAAGGCCGCAGGGCGGGCCACAAGAACCAGTTGATCATGGCGCCTACGGGGGCGGGAAAGACATACCTTGGCCTCCGGATCGCCAACGAAGCGCTGCAGCGTGGCAAGCGCGCGACGTTCGTCTGCGATCGCGTGACGCTGATCAACCAGACCAGTGAAGCGGCCGACAGCTATGGATTGAGCAACCACGGGGTCATCCAGGCCAACCACTGGCGCGTGAACCCCAGCCTTCCGTTCCAGATTGCCAGCGCGCAGACCCTGGCGAGCCGAGGCTGGCCGGCGTCGGACGTCATCATCATTGACGAGGCACATACGCAACTGAGCGTATGGACCGAACACATTCAGACCTGCCCAGCTTCGGTGGTAGGGCTGTCCGCGACGCCGTTCTCGCCAGGTCTCGGCAAGCTGTTCACTAACCTGGTGAACGCCGCCACCATGAACGACCTGACGCAGCAGGGGATTCTCGTCCCCATGCGCGTATTGAGCGCCAAGCGCATCAACATGGATGGTGCGAACACCTCCGGGGGCGAGTGGACCGAGACATCGGCGGCCGAGCGCGGCATGAAGATCGTCGGTGACGTGGTTTCGGAGTGGATCCGGCACGGCGAGGGCCGTAAGACTATTTGTTTCGGCTCGACCATCGCCCACTGCGAAGAGCTTTGCAGGCAGTTCAATGAAGCGGGCGTCAACGCCGCCGTGTTCAGCCAGAACACCACGCCGGCCGAGCGCGAAATGCTCCTGGCCGATTACAGGAAGGCCGATTCGATCATCCGCGTGCTGATCAGCGTCGAGGCGCTGGCGAAAGGCTTCGACGTCAAGGATGTCGGTTGCGTGATCGACTGCCGTCCCTTGCGCAAGTCGCTGTCCACTGCCATTCAAATGTGGGGGCGCGGCCTGCGCGCGTCGCCCGAGACCGGCAAAGTGGACTGCATCCTGCTGGACCATTCCGGCAACTTCGTCCGGTTCCTGAAGGACTTCGAGAACATCTTCTACAACGGGCTCATCGCCCTGGATGCTGGCGAGAAGCTCGACAAGGAAATCCGCCGAGAAACCAAGGACGCCGAGCGCGAGGGGTGCCCATCTTGCGGGCACACGCCGTTTGCACGCCGGTGCATGGCATGCGGATTCGAACCGCAGCGCCAGGCGCTGGTCGAGGTCGAAGCCGGCGAAATGCAACCCGTGATGCTGGGCAACAAGAAGTTGGCCGACGACCGCCGCCACCTTTACGAGCAGCTGTGCACATACGCCCGCGAGAAGTCCGCCGAGGACAAGCAGGAAAAGCGCGCGCGGGCGCTCTTTCACGACATCACGGGGGACTGGCCCTCGTGGGACTGGAAATTTCACGACATGCCAAACACACCTCCCAGCCGCCACACGCTGGGCAAGATTTCATCGCTGCGCATCGCGTACCTGAAGGGCAAGGCCAACGGGGGCACGAATGCAAACGTTTAGCGACTTCGCGCTGGCCTGCGGCGTTCTGGTGGGGGATCTTTACGCGAGCGAGCGCATTCGCCGGTGCGCAACGACTGCGCACAAGTCCAGCAAAAACGGCGCCTACTTTTGGGATGGCCAGCGCGGCTGGGTGATGGCTTGGGATGGTGACGGCGAGGTGCATTGGTACGGCGGCGAGTTCAAGCCCTGGACCGAGGAAGAAAAGCGCGCCTGGGCCAAGAAGCGCGCAGCAGAGTTGCAGCGCCAGAAGGCGCGCCAGCTCCGGGCAGCACTGCAGGCCGAGGCGCTCATTCGCTCCTGCGTGCCAGGCCAGCATGGCTATCTGCATCGCAAGGGATTCCCCACCTTGAAGGGGTTAATCGCCGAGGACGACTCTCTGGTGATTCCCATGCGGGACGTTTCGGACAACCGCGTCCTGGGCGTGCAGCGGATTCGTTGGGATGAAGACGAGCGCGCCTGGGTTAAGAAGATGGCCTATGGCATGCGTGCGACCGGCGCGGTGTTGCGTCTGGGGCCGCCACGCGCCCCTGAAACCGTGCTGTGCGAGGGATACGCCACAGGCCTGTCCCTTGACGCCGCCGTGACGCAGATGCGCCTGAATGCAAGCGTGCTGGTGTGCTTCAGCGACAGCAACCTGCGGCACGTCGCAGGTCTTGTCCCCGGCCGCAAGTACGCATTCGCAGACAACGACACGAGCGGGGCGGGTGAGCGGGCCGTTCAAGCCGCCGGCCTGGCGTACTGCATGAGCGATGTGGAGGGTGAAGACGCCAACGACCTGCATCAGCGCGCTGGACTGCTGGCGGTCACGGTGAAGCTGGGGGCCGCCAGGAGGGCAGCCATGTCGACATAGCGGCTACGCGCAGCACCCGCGTCGGTCGGACATAGCGTAACGGCGGCGATGCGGGGAAGAGGCTCCTACCGTGGGATAGATCTGAAACAGGAGCAAGGGCGGCGAGGTTAGCACCCTGGGATCGAAAAGGCTGACGGGTCATGGAACGGCGACGGTTCATGTGAAGGCCCCACAGGATAGGCGGGGTCTGTCCAGCTCGGGTTCATGCCTACGAAGGGAATGAAGAGATGACGGAACAGAAGAACACAAAGGCGCTGCCAGCCAAGATCGAGAACCGGCTGACGGAGTTGGTGAAGATGAAGGAATTCAACGTTGCGGAAGTCGCGCTTTGCCGGTGTACCTACTGGGAGCGTAGGGCCGAATGGCACGTGATCCTGGTGAATTGCTACGACGCGGCGCTCAAGCGCCTGGGGGCAGCGTAATGGCGACCCGCGCTATCCGACTGCCGGCGGCCAAGAAGGCCGTCAAGCGCGCCCCCAAGGCCCCGAGCAAGTTGGAAGAGCGATTTGCCCGCGACCTGCGCGCGCTGAAGGTGCTGCCGCCGGAGCGGGAGTACCGCTTCGCGCCCCCGCGCATGTGGCGCATTGATTTTGCGTGGCCCGCCGAGAAAGTGGCGGTTGAGATTGAAGGCGGCGTATGGACGAACGGGCGTCACACCCGTGGATCCGGTTTCGTCGCTGATTGCGAGAAGTACAACGCCGCCACCCTCGCGGGATGGAAGGTGTTGCGCTTTACCGAGGGGGCCGTCCTTGACGGTTCCGCGGTTGAGCTTGTGGCGCGGCTGTTGCGCGTCCCTCCCTACAACCCTGGAATCGTTTGAAGGATAGATCATGCTCGATCAACAAATGGAAGACGCCTGGATCGAATTGGCCCACCAGCAGCCCGCTGTCGCCCAGGCAATCACGAATTTCGAACGCCCGCGCACGATTGACGGGGCGCGTCCCGCCTCCTACGGGTGCCAGTGCTGGCGATGCCAGGGTGGCTGGATCGCCCTGGCTGACCGGCCGATCCTGGACAAGATCCTCGCCAAGCACCTGATGCGGATGAGCGAGTCCGAGCGCGGGGAATGGATGCTCAACTGGGCGGCGCAGCCCAAGCACAGGAAGGCGGACCAGGACCAGCTCAACGCCTGGCTGCGCATCGTCGGCGGCAGCGACGAGCCGGCGCCGGCGTATCCGGTCTACACGGTCCCGGGGGCGGCATGACGGAGCGCACAACGCCATTTCCCCGCCTTGCGGTGGCGCTGGCATACGCCTTCAGTGACGAGCGGCATACCACCAACCGCCCCGCAATGGCCCGCGCTGCCGACGCGCGGCTGGGTGAGCCTGGCCCGCTGGCGGGTATCGACGGTGCAGCCGAGATTGCGAAGCTGCGGCAGTTCCTGGAGCGCGGCCTGGAGCCGCTGCACCTGGCGGTGCTGTATGCCCGCTACGGCCAGCGCAAGACCCATTGCAAGTGCTGCGGCAGCGAGGGCGACCACCCGGACTGGTCGGGGGCGCTCCACCGCGTCGCGGGGGCGCTGGGGGCGTACCTGTCGATGCGCACCGCCCATAGCGCGCTGCTATATGCCCTGGTGCGCCGTAATTACGACACGGGCAGCATGCGGACGCTTCAGTCTCTGGCCGACGAATACGGGTGCAAGGTTCGCAGCGTCGAGCGGGCCAGCGCCAGGACGGGGGACTGGCTGCGCGGCACTCGGGAGAAGAAAGGCGCGGAGCCGATCTACGGCGTTGAGCAGGCAGCGCACGCAGCCGCAGAAAAACTGCTGCGCGAAGCCGGATTTATTCCCTGATCGTTGACTTATGCGGAAACGACCGCCATAATCAGCAATAACGGATTTCCTCAGAAGTCCGCCCAACGAAACCCGCCACGCGAAAGCCGGCGGGTTTTTGCATTTCTGCGGGTGTTGCCCATGGTGGGCCGCCGGCCTTCCAAGCCGCGCAGTGAGGGTTCGATTCCCTCCGCCCGCTCCATCTAGGGCAGTTGGCAGAGAGGCCGATTGCAGCGGGTTGCTAACCCGCAGGCCCGTGTCGGGTCCGCAGGTTCGAATCCTGCACTGCCCGCCACGCGCCCTTAGCTCAACGGATAGAGCCGGCGGTTTCTACCCGCCCGATGTGGGTTCGATTCCTACAGGACGCGCCACTCGATTACGCGACCACAGCCCCGCCTGGGAGACCGGCTGGGCTTTTCTTTTCCTGGACATGCACATGCGCAATCTCTATGCCCGATTGATCCTCTGGCTGATCCGGCCGGCGCTGGACCGCCGCACCGCCATCGACACCCGAATTAGCGTTTCCGTCAACGATGACCTGGCGGCCGGTGTGCGGCGCGTGGTGGAAAAGGAGCTGCGAGTGGGCGGCGCCCTGTGGCGCAACGGGGCGCGCTGATGCTGGGTTACATGACCGAGCGCCAGGCGAAGGCCAACGGCTTCACGCACCACGGCAGCTATTACGGCATCCCGGTGTGGATACGCGACCCGCACGGGGAATTCTGCGTTGCGACGAAGTGGGCGCCATTCGAGTGGTTGATGACGGCGGCCCATGTGTTCGAAGGCTTCCTGCTGTCGACGTTCTTCCCGGAACGGCCGCCGGCATTCCGCTTCATCGTGAAGCGGCCCATCAACTGACAGTTTCGCGGCGTAGCTCAGTGGCAGAGCGCCGGGTTCATACCCCGGATGGCGCAGGTTCGAACCCTGCCGCCGCAACCAAAGAAGGCGGCGACAGCTGCGGAATCGCGAGTTCCCCAGCTGACAGCCGAACACGGATCAGGCCCGTGAACGACCCAAGGCCGCCCCACCTGTACAGGCGGCGGCCAGTTTACATGGACGCTCACAAGTGGCAAAACCGATCATTCCCTGGCTGGGTGGCAAGCGCCGCCTGGCCGACAAGATTCTCCCCCTTTTCCCGAAGCACTCCTGCTACGTCGAGCCATTCGCGGGCGGGGCGGCGCTGCTGTTCGCCAGGCCGGAGCCGGCCAAGGTCGAGGTGCTGAACGACATCAACGGCGACCTGGTCAACCTGTACCGCGTGGTGCAGCACCACCTGGAGGAATTCGTCCGCCAGTTCAAGTGGGCGTTGACCAGCCGGCAGATGTTCAAGTGGCAGAAGGAAACGCGGCCCGAGACGCTGACAGACATTCAGCGCGCGGCCCGCTTCTATTACCTGATGCAGAACTGCTTCAGCGGCAAGCTGGAGGGCATGTCGTTCGGCACCGCGACCACGGCGCCACCGGGTCTGAACCTGCTACGCCTGGAAGAGACGCTGTCCACCGCACATCTGCGGCTTGCGCGGATCTACGTCGAGCATCTGCCCTGGCGGGACTGCGTGAAGCGCTACGACAGGGCGCACACGCTGTTTTACATGGACCCGCCGTACTGGGGGACCGCTGGCTACGGCGTCGAGTTCGGTATCGAGGAATACGCCTCAATGGCCGAGGCCATGCGGACGATGAAAGGCCGCGCCCTGGTCAGCGTCAACGACCACCCCAAGATGCGCGAAGCGTTCGCCGGGTTCCCCATGCGGATATTGGACATCCGATACACGGTCGGCGGGGGCGCGGGCGTGCCGCGCGCTGAACTGCTGATCCAGAACTGGCCGGCCGAGTAGGTCAGGTCAGCGTGACATCGAGGCGGCGGCCGAGTTCGGTGCAGGCCGCCTCGATGGCGTCCATCTTGGAGTTGTGGCTCAAGTCCAGCAGGCGATCGACTTGGGGGGCGTGCAGGCCCAGTCGGCGGGCCAGGTCAGCTTTGCGCACGCCCTGGCGCACCATCTCGTTCGACAGCAGCAACTTAGCGGTGCGCATGGCGCCGACGCTGACCGAGCCATCCCCCACACCGCTGGGCATGGGGATAGGCCGGCGCGCATCGATGTACATCTGCAACACCGCCTCCAGACCTTCTGCCGCCTCGGCGCCGGCATTCGGCGATTCGCTCACGGCCGCGCCTTCCGGCAGGTCGGGATACTGGATCAGGTAGGTGCCGTTCGTGTCCGGCGTCAGCGTGTAGCTGTAGGTCAACATGGTCTTTCCTCGTTTGGGGGGCGGATCGGTACAGCGGTAAGAGGCAGCCCTTGCGGGCCACCTCCGGTTTCACTTCAGGCCCAGGTCTTTCTTGATCTTGTTCACCAGCCCCGTGCCTATCTCTTTACTGCCGTGGTCTGGAAACACTGTCATTCGATCACCTAGGGTTGCTTTGAAGTGGCTGCTGCCGGATTTGTGGGCTTCCAACTTCACGCCCTGCCGTAGTAGCCACCGCCTGAATTCGCTGTACTTCATCACCTCCCCTGTGTTGTTTCGATGGAATCATTATACAACACAAATGTTATTCGACACAACAAATTTGTTTATCTGAATTCCTCCCCCTTTGCCACCGAGGGCCGCGCGTTGGGCATGACGCGCGGGGTTGGGTCATCGCGCCGGGCGGTGTGCAGTTGGTGGCACCCGGCGAGAACATGGGAAAACGGGAATGAAGCTCAAGACACTCAAGCCGCGCATTGAAATGGCTGGCTCCAGGCTTGCGATTGCGCCCACGCCCAGCGCCAAGCGCATGACAGGTCGCAAGCTGCAAGATCGCCGGCTGCGCATCTGGTCGGCTAACCCGCATTGTGCGCATTGTGGCGTGCTGACCGTGTATCCCTACGGCTTCGAACTCGACCACAAACTAAGCCTGTTCGACGGTGGCCAGGACACCGAAGAGAACTCGCAAATCTTGTGCGTCTACCGAGATGCCCACGGTCGCAAGGCTGGATGCCATGACGCCAAGACAAGGCGAGACATGGGCTATCGGGAGCGGTCGTGATGGCAATGGCTGAGTTGCGCATCCGCCTTCATGTCGCGTGGTGGCTCCGTTGGCATCTGTCGGGCGTCAGCTTGGCGGAATACTTGACCGGCTTGGAGCCCAATCCTGAGCGGGTGGGCAGATGGATCCAGCGGGGTATCCGCGTGGAGGTCATCAGAAGCCCGTAGCGCGCCTCAGTGCCAGAGGTATGGCGCTGCCTGGGCAGTCCCCGCGCGGCCTCCTGGCGGGGCTGTGCGAGGGCGCCAGGGCCATGCCGAGAGGGGGGGCGGGGTGAAAGTCTGGCGGGTTCGCCTTCCGGAAACCACCTGTTCCCTCACGCGCGGAAAATTTCCCCTTAACCGGATTTGTTAACCGAGGTTGTTAATGGCATTAACCGACAAAAAGCGCCGATTTGTTCAGGCGTTGCAGTCGGGCCTGTCCGGAGCGAAAGCCGCTATCCATGCGGGCTACAGCGAAAAAGGGGCGGCCGTTGCAGCGTCCCGATTGATGAAGGACAAGGATATCCAGGAAGCCCTGGGTCGTATTAAACAAGTTAACAAACTGAAGGAGGAAGCCTCAGCGGCCGGAAAGGCGGTTTCGTTGCCGGACCTGGGCACGCTGTATTCCGACCCCTTGGAGTTCTTGAAGGCCGTTGCAAATGACCCCGTGCAGGACATGAAGCTGCGCGTCGAAGCCGCGAAGGCCTGGGTTCCGTATGTGCATGGCAAGGTCGCGGACCAGGGCAAGAAAGATGCCAAGAAGAAGGCGGCGGGAGAAGCGGCCGCCGGCGGCAGATTCGCTGCGCCACCACCGCCGCCGCATCTCCGTGTTGTCGGGAAGGGTTAAGCCATGGCCTGGACGACTGCATGCCCTGACTGGGCGGAACGCCTGCGGGCGCGCAAATCGATCATTCCGCCACCGATTTTCCCCGATCAGGCCGAGTACGCGCTTGGGATATTCAAACAACTGAAGGTGGTTGACCTCCCGCAGGTCTACGACGAGGCCGTCGGCGGGTATCGCCACCAGACGTTCGGAGAATGCTCGGAAGAGTGGGTTTTCGATTTCGTGCGTGCCATTTTCGGCGGCTATGAGGCGGCCACGGGCAAGCAGCTGATCCGAGAATATGGGCTGCTCATCAGCAAGAAAAACACGAAATCGACCATCGCCGCCGGCATCATGCTAACCGCGGTGGTGATCTGCTGGCGCCAAGAAGAGGAACACCTGATCCTGGCGCCAACGAAGGAAGTTGCCGACAACAGCTTTAAGCCGGCGGCCGCGATGATTCGCGCCGATGACGAGCTTTCAGACATGTTCCACGTTCAGGATCATGTGCGCACCATTACGCATCGGACGACGCGCAACAGCTTAAAGGTGGTAGCTGCCGACACCGATACTGTGTCAGGCAAGAAGTCGGGCCGCATCCTGGTTGATGAGCTTTGGCTGTTCGGCAAACGTGCAAATGCTGTGGCCATGTTCCTTGAGGCGCTGGGCGGCCAGATATCGCGCGATGAGGGATGGGTGATCTACCTGACCACGCAAAGCGACGAGCCGCCGGCCGGTGTGTTCAAAGAGAAGCTCGCCTATTGGCGCGATGTGCGGGACGGCCGGGTAATCGACCCGAAGACGCTGGGCATTCTGTACGAATTCCCGGAAGACATGATCGAGGCCAAGGCGTATCTCAATCCGGACAACTTCTACATAACCAATCCGAATCTAGGGCGTTCTGTCAGCGCTGAATGGCTCGGGGATCAACTTAAGGTGCTGCGCGCCAGGACCGATGGGGCCTTCCAGCAGTTCCTAGCAAAGCACCTCAACGTCGAAATCGGCTTAAGCCTGCGATCCGACCGATGGGCTGGGGCGGACCACTGGCTAAAACGTGGGCAACGTGTGCTGACTTTGCGCGCCTTGCTCGACCGCTCTGAGGTTGTTACGGCGGGCATCGACGGTGGCGGCCTGGACGACTTGCTCGGGCTGGCATTTATCGGCCGTGAGCGTGGTACGGGGAACTGGCTTCACTGGGCACGGGCCTGGGCGCACCCCTCGGTGCTGGAGCGTCGGAAGGAAATCGAATCAAAGCTCCGCGACCTTGAGCAGGCGGGCGAATTGGTGATTGTCGACCACATTGGCGAGGACACCGCGGAGCTGGCGGCATTGGTCCGCCAGGTTTATGACGCCGGCCTTTTCCCCGAGAAATGCGGAATCGGCGCCGACCAGAGCGGCGTCACGTTTAACGACGCGCTGGCCGAAGCTGGAATCCCCGAGGAACTGATTGTCGGCGTTTCGCAGGGCTGGAAGCTGGGCGGAATCATCAAGACCGTCGAGCGCAAGCTCGCGGAGGGGACATTCCTTCACGGCGATCAAGCCCTGATGGCCTGGGTAGTGGGGAATGCCCGTGTTGAGCTTAGGGCGAATGGGATTCTGATAACCAAGCAGACGAGCGGCACGGCAAAGATTGACCCGCTGATGGCCACCTTCGACGCGGCCCAACTGATGGTGCTCAATCCCGAGGCCTCGGGCCAGTCCGTATACGAATCCCGCGGAATCCGATTCATCTGAGAGAACCAATGAAACTACTGGACCGATTTCTGGGCGGCTCGGGCGGCGAGTTGACGCCTGAAGCCGGCCCTCGCCTGGAGCCGACCTTTGCGCCTGAGTCGGCGCAGGCGTCACAGCAGCCCAGGGGGCAGGCCTTCAGTGGTCTTGATGACCCCGCACTGCTGGAGTACATGCGAACCGGCGATTACCACCGCCGGGTGGAGTCGTTGCGCAACATGGCCGCGCTGCGGTGTGTCTCCCTGATCGTTACGTCGTTGGGGATGTTGCCGCTCAACTTGATGCGTAATGACGCGACAAAGGCGTTGGCGAAGGACCACCCCGGCTATCGCCTCTTGAAGCTCAAGCCGAACGGCTGGCAAACCCCGTTTGAATTCAAGAGCATGATGCAGCTGCATGTGTTGGAGCAGGGGAACGGCTATGCCCGCGTGATTTGGTCCGCTGGCCGGCCCATCGCTGTCGTCCCGATGGCGCTGGGCTCTGTCAAGGCGGAACTCGTGGGATGGGAGATGCGCTACACGTACACCCGTCCGGATGGTCAGCAAGTTGTCCTATCCCAGAAGGAGGTCTTTCACCTTCGGGATATTTCCATCGACGGCGTGGAAGGGGTGGGCCGGATGAAACTCGCGCGGGATGCTATCGCGCTGGCACGCGATGCTGAACGGGCGGCGGGTCGAGTGTTCCGTACCGGCAACCTCGCTGGGGGGGCGGTGGAGGTGCCCAAGCCCCTTTCGGATACGGCCTACAACCGAATGCGCCAGTCGCTGGATACGGACTATGCCGGCGCGGATAACGCGCAGCGTTGGATGCTGCTTGAAGAAGGGGCCAAAGCAAACAAGTTCTCGGCGACGGCCGCAGAGGCGCAGCACATCGAGAACCGGAACGCCCAGATCGAAGAAGTCGCACGCGCCTTTGGTGTGCCGCGTCCATTGCTGATGATGGATGACACCAGTTGGGGTTCAGGCATCGAGCAGCTGGGCATCTTCTTTGTGCAGTACGGGTTGCAGTTCTGGTTCACGGCATGGGAGCAGGCTGCCATGCGCACCTTCCTGAGCGACGACGAACTCGACAGCCTGACCTACAAGTTCAACGAGCGCGCGCTCATGCGCGGCACCCTGAAGGACCAGGCCGACTACTTCGCCAAGGCGTCTGGCGCTGGCGGCCATCCCCCTTGGATGTGGCAAAACGAAATCCGGGACCTGTCGGACCTACCCGCCAGCGATGATCCGCAGGCCAACAGGCTGCGCGACCCGACAAACCAGAAAGGAAAGAGCAATGAGCCTGATCCAACTGCCTGAAATAAAGGCGGATGCCCGGTTGGGCGCGGCTGACTTCGATCTTCGGCCTGACGCCCTGGAGCGGTGGGCGCCCCAAGTGCGCGCCGCAAACGACACCGAGGACGCCAGCATCTCGATCTATGACGCCATCGGGGAAGCCTGGGACGGAAGCGGCGTGACCGTCAAGCGCATCCAGTCTGCACTGCGCTCCATCGGTGCGCGGGACGTGACGGTCAATGTCAATTCGCCTGGCGGTAATTTCTTCGAAGGCGTGGCGATCTACAACGCTCTGCGCGAACACAAGGCCAAGGTCACCATCAAGGTGTTGGGTCTGGCCGCCTCGGCGGCTTCGGTCATCGCCATGGCGGGGGACGAAATTCTGATGGGGCAAGGGTCTTTCCTGATGATCCACAACGCTTGGGCCGTCGCCATCGGCAATCGCCATGACCTGGTCGATGCTGCGGCGAAGCTGGAGCCGTTCGACGCGGCCATGGCGCAGGTCTATGCCGCCCGCACCGGAATGACGGCCAAACAGGCTGCGGCTTTGATGGACAAGGAAACCTGGATTGGCGCCGACCAGGCCGTGGAAGATGGGTTCGCCACCGGGCTACTGGACGGGGCCGCGATCAGCGAGGCACCTCAATCCAGCGCCGAGCGGCGGGCGTTGGCCCAAGTAGAAGCGGCCATGGCGAAGGCCGGATACAGCCGGTCATCCCGGCGCGACACCTTCAAAGCACTTTTCTCCGGCAAGCCGAGCGCTGCCAAAACCGCCACGCCGTGCGCTGGCGACGACGTAGCAGCCCTGCTGCAAACCACACTTTCAACCCTGCGAGGTTAAACATGAAGCACCAATCGAATGCCCGCGTGCCGCGCGGGCTGGTTTCCGTTCGCGCCGACGCTGGCGCCCCGGCCGATGTCAAGGCCCTGATCGAGAGCCTGAATCAGGCCTTCGCCACGTTCAAGGATGAACACACCAAGCAATTGGACGAGGTCAAGAAGGGCACGCACGACGCCCTGCAGGCCTTCAAGGTCGAGAAGATCAACGCCGACATTTCGCGGCTCCAGTCGGCCATCGACGAGGCCAATCTGAAGATCGCATCGGCCCAGATGGGCGGGGGCGGCGGCCAAGCCCTGAAGGATGCCGAGTACAGCGAGGCGTTCAATGCCCACTTCAAGAAGGGCGACGTGCAGGCCGCCTTGAACAAGGGCGCGGCCGACGAGGGCGGCTACCTCGCGCCAGTGGAATGGGACCGTACCATCACCGACAAACTGGTGCTGGTGTCCCCCATGCGCCAGCTGGCGAACGTGCAGCAGGTTTCTGGCGCCGGCCTGACCAAGCTGTACAACCTGGGCGGAACGGCCTCGGGCTGGGTCGGAGAAACGGACCCGCGCCCGCAGTCGAACACTTCGGGCTTCGCGTCGCTGGGTTTCGGATGGGGCGAGATTTACGCCAATCCGGCCGCCACGCAACAACTGCTGGACGATGCTGCCATCAACCTCGAAAGCTGGTTGGCCGGGGAGGTGGAAACGGAATTCTCCAAGCAGGAAGGACTGGCGTACGTGTCGGGCAATGGCACGAACAAGCCCTTTGGCATCTTGACCTATGTCGAGGGCGGCGCCAACGCCGCCAAGCACCCGTTCGGCGCAATCAAGGCCGTGAACAGCGGTGCAGCGGCCGCGATCACGTCCGACGCCATCATCGATATCGTCTACGACCTGCCGTCGGCCTTTACGGGCAACGCGCGTTTCTCGATGAACCGCAAGACCCAGGGTCTGGTCCGCAAGCTCAAGGACGGTCAAGGCAACTACCTGTGGCAACCGTCCATGGTGGCTGGCCAGCCGGCGACCCTGGCGGGCTTCCCTGCCACCGAAGTGCCGGACATGCCCGACGCGGTGGCCGGCGCCACGCCGTTGCTGTTCGGAGACTTCAAGCGCACTTACACCATTTATGACCGCGTCGGCGTGAAGGTGCTGCGTGACCCCTACACCAACAAGCCCTTCGTGCTGTTCTACACGACCAAGCGCGTGGGTGGTGGTGTCCACAACCCCGAGCCGATGCGCGCGATGAAGATCGGCGCGTAACCAGCAGGCACAGGGACGCAGTTTCGGCGCCCCTGTGCCACACCGGAGAAATTCATGAAACTGACCAAAACCATTCGCGGCGTGCCGGAAGGCGAAATCTATCCGGTCGTGTATGCCGCCGGCGAAGACTGCCCCAGTTGGTTGCTGCCTGCCGCCCGCGATCTGGGCGCCGTAGAAGAAACCAGTGACGACCCGCCCGAACTGTTGGCGCTGCGCGCTCAGCTTGATGCGTCGGAGATCAAGTACGACAAGCGCTGGGGCATGGAAAAGCTGCGCCAGGCCCTGGCCGAAGGCAAGAAGGACTGACCATGCCGTTGCTGACCCCTGAAGAGTGCATCGTGCAATGCAATGCCGATCCGGCGGATGCCCCCCTTCTGGCGAAGCTGCTTGCGAGTGCGGAAAGCGCTGTTGCGGGCTATCTGAATCGTGCCTTCTTCACGTCGAAAGACGAGCTTATGACGGCGCAGGACGCTTTGCCGCAGGCCGCGGCGAACGCTCAAGACGCCTATGACGCAGCCATCATAGGCGCGGCCGCACTCACCAATCCTGCGGCGCAACAGATGGCCGTCGACCTCGCTACCGAGCGACTGAAGGAAGCGAAGGCAGGCTTTCAGCGGGTTCTCTTTGGTATGGTCGCTACGCCGAGGATCGAGGCTGCTGTTCGGTTGACCTTGGGCAATCTCTACGCTAACCGCGAGGAAGTGGTGGTTGGCGCCACCGCGGTGAGACTGCCGCAGGGCATTGACGAGCTGCTGCGCCCAGATCGACGGGGGATGATGCCATGAGAGCGGGCCGATTGCGCTTGTGGATCCGGATCGAGCAGCGGGGAAGTGGTAGCGATGATGCTGGGCAACCCACTGGCGCGTGGGAAGAGGTCGCAACAGTACGGGCCGACCCTCGCGGCCAGACAGGGATGGGCTCTATCACACGAAACCAAGGCAATGTGGGAGCGTCGGTCGGCGTGTATAGCTTCAGAATCCGATTCCGGCGAGGGATAGACCAGGGCATGCGGGTGGTCGAACTGTTTGACGGCCAACCTGTGGGCGACCCCTTCGACATCAAGAACGTCCTCATGGATTACGCGGGGCGGCAGTGGACGGACCTGGTCTGCGAACAAGGGGGCGGCGATGGCTAACGGCATTCAGGCGACGTTTGACACTTCCGCGTGGTCAGCCGGTCTGGATCGGCTTTTGGGGCCGGCGCGTGTCAGCCTGGCGCGCTCAATGGCTGTTGCCGGGGGCGAAGTGCTGCGGGACGAGGCGGCGGCGCGGGTGAATACGCACAATGGCGTTCTCGCCAGCGCCATGTACCTTGCCTTCCGGGAAAATAGGTCTACCGACAAGGAAGTGCAGTACGCGGTGACCTGGAACAAGCGCAAGGCGCCCCATGGGCACCTGGTCGAGTTCGGCCACTGGCAGATCTATGCCGTGATCCGGAAGCCTGACGGCACCTATGTCACCGACAAGCGCCGAAAGCTGGCCTCTCCCAAGTGGGTGCCGGCATACCCGTTCCTTCGTCCAGCCTTTGAAGCGGCCAGCGCTCGCGCCCAGGCGGCGATGATAAAGCGTGGCAGGGAGAGGTTGCCGGAGCTGCTGGCCGGGCAGGAGGTGGGGAATGTCCCTTGAATCGAGACTGAAAGACCTGCTCGCGCCGCTGGTGTCAGGGCGGGTGTACCCAGATGTCACCCCAGACAAGCCGGAGTTTCCGCTCATCTTGTATCAGGGCGTGGGCGGGCAGGAACAGTGGTACGTCGATGGAAAGAGGCGCGAGAAGCGGCACCGGCGGGTACAGATTCACGTATGGGCTGAAACGCGCTTGCAGGCCGAGGCGATAGCTGACCAGGTCGCCACGATGCTTTGCGAAAGTGACTTTCCTGCCGTGGAGCCCTACGGCGCGCCGACCAGCCTTTACGAAGAGGTCATCAAGAAGCGGGGAACCCGCCAGGACTTCGGCATTTGGTATCTCCCCTAGTTTTCCCCTCGCAACAAGTTCTCGCCCGGCACACGCCGGGCATTTTTTTGAGGATTCGATATGTCTTCCATTTTCATCAACGGGTCGCAATTCCGCGTTTCGAAGACGCTCGCGCAGGCGGTGCCGATCAGCGCGGTAACGAATGGGATCGACCCGACCGCGACGACCGCCACTCCGCCCACGGCTGGCGATGTGCTGGTGCTGGCCTCGGGCTGGCCGGCTTTGGACAATTCGGTCTATCGCGCCTCGGGTGTGACGGCTGACGGCTTCAAGATCGAAGGCGCGGACACCGAAGACCTGCGTCTGTATCCCGCGGGACAGGGCGCGGGCACGTTCCGCAAGGTCAACGACTGGGTCAGCCTGGACCAGATCACCGACGTGCAAATCACCGGCGGCGAGCAGCAATACCACACGTACCAGTACACCGAGGACCCGACCGGCAAGCAACAGCAGAAACCCACGGTCAAGACGCCGACGGTGCTGACGTACACGGTCGACTACGACCGCAAGAAGCCCTGGTACAAGGCGCTGATCACGGCCGACCGCCTGCGCCAGCCGGTGGTGCTGGAAACCACTTACCCGGACGGCAGCGTCACGTACTACTACGGCTATCCCTCGTTCCGCAAGGAAGCCACGGGGGGCCAGAACGTCAACCTGCAGAACACCTTCACGCTGTCGCTGGTGGCTGACACTGTGACCTACGACGAGGCCTAAGCATGACGTTCATCATCAAAGGGAACCCCGTCATCGAAGCCAAGGTGACGATCACCGGGCAGGGCCGGACGCAGACTTTGGAACTGGCGTTCCGCCACAAGACCGGCGACGAGTACCGCGCCCTCATGGCGAAGGTGGAAAAGGGCAAGCTCAGCACCGATGCGCTGCTGCTGGAACTGATCGAGCGCTGGAACGCGGATATGCCACTGGATGAAGCCGGCATCGTCGCCCTGCGGCAGCACCAGCCCGGCGCGGATCTGGCCATCGTCCAGGCCTACAGCCGAGCGCTCCAGGTCGAACTGGGAAACGGGTAAGGGCGGCGGTGGCGGCGTTCTATTGGACGCCGCCATCTGCGCAGGTGCTTGCGCTGGCGGGAATCCGCTCGCGGCCTTCGCTGTTCAAGCGGCCGCCGGTGGAGGTACCACCGGAATTGGCGGATGCCTTCGCGCTTTTTGTGCGCAACCAAACGCAGTGGCGGGTCGGGGCTGGCGGTCCCGTTGGCCTGGATTACCTAGCTATGTATGCAGACCTGCAATTGCACGGGGTACCGCGCAAGCGGCAGCGCCAGGTCATGGAAATGCTTCGGATGATCGAGCGGGCCGCCCTGGAGTATCTACACAAGAGCTGAACTATGGCACAGGAAAGCATAGGAACCGCGCGGCTAGACATTGTTGTCGACACCTCGCAGTTCGATACCGCCATTGCGACGGCGAAGCGTCGCACCAGCGACATGTCGCAGTCAGCCCAGGCGGACTATGCCAAGCTGACGGCAGCCGAGCGCCGCCGGGTCGATGCCCTGATCAATCAGGCCAATACCATCGACTTCACGCGCAAGCAGCAGATTCTGTACAACGCTGTGTTGCGTGACGTGCCCACGTCCATTCTGGACGAGTTGAAGACCAAGCTATCGGCCACTGGCGCGGCGGCAGCCGGCGCCGGTAAGCAGTTGAACCAGTACGGGATCAGCGCCGCACAGCAGGCCGCCGCCCTTCGTGGTGTGCCGGCGCAGCTGACTGACATTGTCGTTTCGCTCCAAGGTGGCCAGCAGCCGCTGACGGTCCTGCTTCAGCAAGGCGGCCAACTGAAGGACATGTTTGGCGGTATCGTGCCGGCCGCCAAAGCCCTGGGCGGCGCCATTCTAGGGTTGGTGAACCCCTACACGCTGGCCGCTGGTGCGGTGGCTCTGTGGATTGCTGCGCTGTCTGCGGGCAAGGGGGAACAACAGGAATTCACCAAAACGCTGATTCTCAGCGGGAACGCCATTGGTCAGACGGCCACCGGCATGTCCGATCTTGCGTCCCGGATCGGTGCTGTTGCTGGCTCGCGCGGGAAGGCGGTTGATGCGCTCAACCTGATCGCAGCGTCGGGCAAGATCACGACGCAGAACATCCAGGCCGTTGGGGTTGCCGCTGTCGCAATGAACCGCGCGACGGGAAAGGCCATCGGTGACACGATTCAGGAATTCGAATCGCTGCGCACGAAGCCGGCGGAGGCCATAGCGGCGCTCAACGAGAAGCAGAACTTCCTGACGCTCGCGATCTACGAGCAGATTGCGGCGCTGGAGCGCCAGGGACGGACACAGGAGGCCGCTGCACTCGCCCAGCGCACGTATGCCGATGCGGTGAAGCAGCAGGCGGACGACGTGCGGCAGAACCTGGGCTATCTGGAGCGCGCCTGGGATTCCACCAAACAAGGCGCGCTCGGTGCATGGGAGGCGATGAAAAGCCTTGGGCGTGCCCCCAGCTTCGATGACCTGGTGGGCCGCCTGCGGGAAGTCAACGCCGAGTTGACGAAGCTGCGGACCAATGCCACGCCGCCAACCGATGAATCTCAGGCATTTTTCGGCGATGGTGGTCGTGGGGCTCGCAGGCGTGCGCGGCCCTTGGAGAAGGAGGCCGACAAGCTGAACGCGGAAGCCGCCATGCTCCAGCAGCAGGCGGACGAAGCCGCAATTCAGGGCATGCTGAAACGGCAGGAGGCCGAGAAGGTGGCGGCGGCCGGCCGACTGGCGGCACTGGCGAAGGAAACGGAGACCAACCAGCAGAAACGCGAACGCGAGATTGCCCAGGTCAAGAAAGACGCGGCGCTGACCGGCGCCACGTTGGAAGCCCAGAAGAAGCTGATCGACCAGATCAACGACAAGTACAAGGATCCTGCGGCCAAGGCCTATACCGATAGCGCCGCGGTGAAGCTGTTGCAGCAGTTCCGCGAAGGCGAAGCATCGCTAAAGGCCCAGATCGCCAGTGAAGGCAAGTTGGCGGGTTGGGGCCAGAAGCGCGCCGAGTTCGAACAGCAGATCGCCGACCTGAAGGAAAAAAAGGTACTCACGGCGGACCAGAAGAGCCTGCTCGCACAGCAAGACAAGCTGCGGTCTCAGCTGGATCTGAACGTCGCGGCTGAACAGGAGCTGCGCTCCAAGCAGGAAGCCGCCAAACTGGAAGCCCTACGCTCCAGCTTGGAGTCGTCTCGCCGCCTGGAGCAGCAGCAGTTTGCCGACCAGGTCGCGGGCATCGGGATGGGCGACCGTGCGCAGGAGGAATTGCGCGCCCGCCTGGGCATTTTGCGCGACTACCAGAACCAGGTTGAACGGCTGACCAGGGACCGCACGCTGGGCAAGGTGACGGCGGAGGGCTACCAAGCCGAAACCTTGTTGCTGCAAGAGCACCTGACGAAGCGCCTGGAGATGCAGCAGGGGTATTTCGACCAGGTGCGCGAGGCTCAGGGGGATTGGACGAAGGGTGCCACGTCCGCGCTGAATAACTACCTGGATTCGGCATCCAACGTGGCCGGGCAGTCTAAAACGCTGTTTTCCAATGCCTTCCAGGGCATGGAAGACGCGGTCGTCAAATTCGCCACTACGGGGAAACTCAGTTTCGCTGACTTCGCCAAGAGCGTCCTTTCTGACCTGGCACGCATCGCGGCGCGTCAAGCCATTGTCGGCATGGTCGGCAGCATCGTCGGCTCGCTGGCCGGCGGTATCACCGCCGGCGCTGGCGCGACTGCCGGCGGATCGATGACTGGCAATGTCGATGGCATGGCAGGCAGCTGGGGCGCGGTGGCTGGCGCCCGCGCTTCTGGTGGGCCTACGGCGCCGAACTCGCTTTATAGGGTGAACGAGCGAGGGCCGGAGCTTTATTCGGAGGGCGGTAACACCTACCTCATGAGCGGTGGCGATGGCGGCTTCGTCACCCCGCTGCGCAACAGCGTGCCTGGCAGCGGTGGCGGTGGTGGCATCACCTACAACATCACGAATCAGGTGATCTTCAACGATTCCGGCCGACAGACGTCTCAGCAGGGCCAGGATGAGGCCATGGGGCGCGAAATGCTGTCACAGATGGAGGCAGTTGCCCAGCGTGTCGTTGATCGCTCCTACAAGGCGAATGGGACGGCCTGGAAGGCAATGAATGGGAGGGCCACATATGGCTGAACGGTTTACCTGGCGCGCAACGGGCCAGCCGGCGGGAACGGTTACCTATCGGCGAATCGTCGCGCGCTTTGGCGATGGGTATCGCCAGGTGGTAGGCGATGGCATCAACAACCGGGTTCAATCCTGGCCCGTTCAGATCCAGGGGGACCGCGCGGAAATCATGGCCGCCATGGACTTCCTGGATAGGCATTCGGGTGTCCGTTCCTTCCTGTGGACGCCACCGGCCGGCGAAGAGGGCTACTACGAGGTTTCCTCGTTCAGCCTTACGCCGGTCGGTGGCACGGTCTACACGCTTTCCGCAACATTCGAGCAGGTCTTCAGACCGTAGAAACGATGGAACAACTTGAACAAATTCCCATTGGCCAGCAGGCCAATGACGGCACGGGTGACCCGCTGCGCAGCGGCATGGCCAAGGTCAACGACAACTTCACCAAGGTGCAGACAGGCGTTGATGCGGTGGAGTTGACCGCCGTGCAGGCGGCGCAGACTGCCACCGAGGCGAAGACCACGGCCGACGCTGCGATCCCCGCCGCCCAGAAGGGCATGGCCGGGGGCGTGGCGCCGCTGGACGCAACGGGCAAGGTGCCGGCCGCGCACCTGCCGGAACTGGCGGACTACATCCCCGTGGAAGAAAAGGGCGCCGCCGGGGGCGTGGCCCCGCTGGATGCTGGCGCAAAGGTGCCGATTGCAAACCTGCCGGCGGGGACGGCGGGCGGTGTGGCACCGCTGGGGGCGGATGGCAAGGTGCCGGCCATCAACCTGCCCGCCGCCGAGGATTCCATCCCGCTGTCGCAGAAGGGGCAGCCGGGGGGCGTGGCAACGTTGGACACGGGCGGGAAGGTGCCGGCCGGCCAACTGCCGCCTATCCCTACCGGCCCGCCGGCGGGTTCGGTGGCCTGGTGGCCGCTGCGCTCGTCCATCCCGGCGGGGCAGATCCCCGCCGATGGTCAGACCATCTCTCGCGCCACCTTCCCCGACCTCGCCGCCATGGTGGCGGCCGGCACGGTGCCGGTGGTGTCTGAGGCGGATTGGCAGGCCTACCCGCTCAAGCGCGGCAGCTACACGCTGGGCGACGGCTCGACCACCATCCGCGTGCCGGACTTGAACGGGAAATCGGCGGGTGCGGCGGGCGCGCTGTTCTTGCGTGGCGATGGTACTCGCTCGGTCGAGACCAACGGACTAATCCAGCCGAGTCAGAACGCGAGCCATACTCACCCGAGCGCCAATGGATCATCTTTCGTGCTGGGGGGAAATTCGGGAGTAGCGGCGGCTTCGGTTGGCACCGGCAGCGCTGTATGGGGCGCGGCGGGTATCACAGGGACTTCCGGAGGTGACGAAGCTCGCCCCGTAAACGCTACCGGCGTCTGGACCATCCAGGCGTTCGGCGCCGTCACCAATCCCGGTTCTGCGGACGCGGCTCAGTTGGCAACCGACTATGCGGCGCTCAATGCCGCTTTCCAGTCGGTGAGAGGTCAGCTATTGGGTGTAGGCCAATCTTGGCAGAACCTCACTGCATCTCGCAGCCTGGGTGTGGTTTACACGAACACGACGGGCCGGCCCATTATTGTTCAGGTCTATTGTGTTTCAAACGCAGCAGGCGGCTACAGCTTTTTCGCAATCGATGAGGTCCCAGCGGGTCTTGGCTACTACCCGACAAACAGTGCCACGCTCGCTCATTGTGCGGTAATACCGGCGGGCTCCACCTATCGATTGTCCGTCTCCAGTGCCGTTCTGAATACCTGGCGGGAGTTCCGATAATGCAGACCTTCAAAGACACTGAAAGCGGCCTGTTCTATCAGTTCGACGCCGATGTAGTCGCTGAAAACTTGGAGGGCCACTACGTGTTCCGCAGCCAGTACGGCATGTTGAATACGCCCGCAACTTTGGTGCCCGCGTCCTTGGACGACCTACCGGAGCCGCCGAGGCTCCCTCCGGCGCCAGTCTCGCGCTACCAAGGCCGCGAGGCGATGCGTCTCACGCCATATCCGAAGGAAGGGCAGCCGCACTGGACTCTGTTCGACGCCTTCGAAGAACTGCTGAACGATCCGACCACGCCGACCTATTACCGGCGGGCCTGGGACGAGTTGCGGGCGTTCGAATGGGATAGCGCCATGCTCCACGCAGCGGCGGACGTGCTGGGGCTCACGCAGGGGCAGCGGATCGACCTGTTCGACTTGGCTGCCACGTTGAAGGCGTAGGGGGCGGCATGCGGATCTATGCAGATGTGCAAAAGTTGGAGGTCGGCGACCTGGTCGAACTCTACGAGTTGGACGCCACGCCGATCGGCGGGACGCTTCAACGCTTCCATGGCTATACGCAAGTTGGCCCGATCTGGTGGCAGGGCAACCAGTACGACCCGTGGGCGATCACGGCGGAAGGCTTCGAACAGGTGGGCGACGGCCAGCAGCCCACGCCCACGCTGTCGGTCGGCAACATCGGCGCGGATGCCGAGGGCAAGCCGATTGCAGGTGTCATTTCGTCGCTGTGCATCGCGCTGGATGACCTGGTCGGGGCGTGGGTCCGAGTGCGGCGAACCCTGGGAAGCTACCTGGACGCGCAGAACTTCCCAGAAGGCAACCCCACGGCGAACCCCGCCGAAGAGCTGCCGCCGGAGGTCTGGATTGTGCAGCAGAAGACGGCCGAAACCGCTGAGGTGGTGGAATTCCAGCTGTCGAGCGCCCTGGACTTCGATGGCCAGCAGTTGCCCAGCCGGCCGATCATCGCCGGCGTGTGCGGTTGGTTGCGCAAAGGCGGCTACCGCGGCCCGTATTGCGGGTACACCGGAAGCCGCATGTTCGACCTTGCCGGCAACCCGGTCACGGACCCGGCGCGCGATCGCTGCTCGGGCCTCATGTCGGACTGCAAGAAGCGATTCGGCGAGTACGAGGTAATCAACTTCGGCGGGTTCCCTTCGGCCGACCTGATCAGGGGATAGACATGCGCAAGAAGACGATGGAGGCTATCCGCGCCCACGCGGTGGCTGAATACCCGCGCGAGTGCTGCGGACTGGTCGTGATGGTTACGCGCCGGGAGGTGTATGTACCTTGCCGGAACGCGGCGGCCAGCGCCGGCCATTTCGTGCTGGCTGCCGACGACTACGCCGCGGCAGAAGACACAGGCCGAATCGTGGCCATCGTCCATTCGCACCCCGACGAGACGCCGGCGCCGAGCGAGGCGGACCGCGTGGCCTGCGAGGCTACGGGCCTCCCCTGGTTCATCGTGGCGGTGGCCAAGAACGACGACGGCGCCGTAGTGGCGGGCGAGGTGCGGGGCTTTACGCCGGTGGGCTTTCAGGCCCCGTTGCTGGGCCGTCAGTTCGCGCATGGCGTGCTGGACTGCTACAGCCTGGTGCGGGACTGGTACAAGCGCGAGCGCGGCATCGAGCTGCTGGACTTCCAGCGCGATGACGGCTGGTGGGAGCCGGGCCGCGAAGGCGACCTTTACATGGATCACTACGTCGAGGCGGGATTCCGGCCGCTGCAGGCCGGCGAGGACATGGCGCCCGGCGACGTGATCCTGATGCAGGTGCGATCCAACCGAGCCAACCACGCCGGCGTTTTCCTGGGCGCCGAGGGGCTTAAAGAGGCGCCGGGGCTGTTCTCGGTTCCTGACGCGATGCTGCACCACCTATACGGGCGCCAGTCTGAGCGGGTGGTGTATGGCGGGTATTGGCGCGAGGCCACGCGGCTGGTGCTGCGATATCAAGGGTGAAGAATGAACGAAACACTACGCACGGTGCGGCTGTACGGGCGCCTGGGCGCGCAATTCGGCCGGGTGCATAGGCTGGCCGTCAACAACACCGCAGAGGCCGTCCGCGCCCTTTGCGTGCTCGTGCCGGGCTTTGAGGCTGCAATGGCGTCAAGCGCGGGTAGGGGCGTGGCCTATGCCTGCTTCGTCGGGAAGCGGAACTTGACAGAAGACCAGATCTCGCACCCTGTTGGTGACAACGATATCCGTATTGCGCCGATGCTGACAGGTGCGAAGCGGGCGGGCTTGTTCCAGACGATTCTGGGCGCTGCCTTGGTGGTGGTGGGGGCTGTACTGACTTACACCGGTGTGGGCAGTGGTATTGGCATTCCCCTCATGCAAATGGGCGGCGCCATGATGCTGGGCGGGGTTGTGCAGATGCTCTCGCCGCAGCAGCGCGCGTTGAGCGCCAAAGATCGCCCCGAAAATGGCGCGTCCTACAACTTCAACGGCCCAATAAATACGTCAGCGCAGGGCAATCCGGTTCCGGTGCTGTATGGCCGCATGATCATCGGCAGCGCGACGATATCCGCAGGGATTTTTTCGGAAGATCAAGCATGAAACTCAGGAAGCGCAGAAAGGCACCTTCGGGTGCCTTTTTTTATGGCCGTCGCCCCAGCGTTGCGCTGCACGTCATCGGCCACAAAGGCGGTAAGGGTGGAGGTGGGGGGAGCGGCCCGAGCGAGGCCCCCGACAGCCTGCATAGCATCGCCTATGCGCGTGTCATCGATTTGTTGAGCGAAGGCGAGATCTACGGCCCTGTGCATGGCCTTGGTGGCGCGCTGCGCGACGTTTACCTGAATGGCACGCCCGTTGCGAATGCCGACGGATCGCTGAACTTTTCCAACGTGTCGATCGACTTCCGGACTGGCACGCAATGGCAAGACCCGTTGCCTGGATTTCCGGCGTCCGAGAACTCCATCGGCGTCAACACCGAACTGAAGGCCACGCAGCCGTGGGTTCGCCTGTTCACCAATCGCCAGTTGTCCGCTGTGCGGGTCACCCTGGCCGTCGAGGGCTTGAGCCGCGCCGACACGTCGAACGGCGATATCAACGGCTACCGGGTCGAATACGCAATCGACGTGAGCCGTGATGGTGCCGCGTACCAGGAGGTGCTGGCCAGCGCCTTTGACGGCAAGACCACCCAGCGTTATGCGCGGTCGCATCGCATTGACCTGCCGGCCGGGGCGCAGCAGGGCTGGAACATTCGTGTTCGGCGCCTGACGGCCAATGCCAACAGCAACACCATTGCGGATCGCACGTTCGTGGACGCTGTGACCGAGGTCATCGACGCGAAGCTGCGCTATCCCATGTCGGCCGTGGTCGGTATCAAGATCGACGCCTCGCAATTCCAAAGCGTGCCCACGCGCGCCTACGACATGAAGGGGCGCATCATCCGGGTGCCGAGCAACTACGACCCGGAGACGCGCGCCTATATCGGCACCTGGGACGGCACTTTCAAGACGGCGTGGACCGATAACCCAGCCTGGGTGTTCTTCGATCTGGTGGGCAATGAGCGCTACGGCCTGGGTGAGCGGGTTCCGGCCGGCTGGCTGGACAAGTGGGGCCTGTACCAGATCGGTCGGTACTGCGACGAGCTGGTCGACGATGGCTTCGGCGGAAAGGAGCCGCGGTTTACCTGCAATGTCTACTTGCAGACGACGGCCGACGCCTACCGCGTGGTCCAGGATCTGGCATCCGTGTTTCGCGGCATGGCGTACTGGGCGAATTCTTCGGTGATCGCCGTGGCGGACATGCCGGGCGACCCGGTTTACACGTACTCGTCAGCCAACGTCATTGATGGCCGGTTCTCCTACACCGGATCGGCGTTGAACACGCGATACACGGTCGCGCTGGTGTCCTGGTCCGATTTGACGGATATGGGACGCCAGAAGGTCGAGTACGTTGAGAACCGCGAAGGCATCGCGCGCTACGGAATCAAGCAGCTGGAGGTCACCGCTTTCGGATGCACGTCGCGCGGCCAGGCGAACCGGGTCGGAAAGTGGCTTTTGCTGACCTCCAATCTGGAGACCCGGGGCGTCACCTTCAGCGTCGGCCTGGAGCATTGCCAGATCCGACCTGGCAGCATCATCCGGGTAGCGGACCAGCATCTGGCCGGACGGCGTATCGGCGGGCGCATCCGGGAAGCGACGGCCAGCCGGATCGTGGTCGACGCCGAACTGGGGATCCGGCCGGGTGATCGCCTGACTGTGAACCTGCCCAGCGGCAAGTCCGAAACGCGCGTGGTGTCCTCGGCCATGGGGGAGCCGCTGACGCTGGATAGCGGAGTCTACAGCTACGATTCGACCGCGCTGACGTGGGACTTGATCGGCCTGCCTGGCACGGCCATGCACATCGATGTCAGCACGCCGTTTTCTGAGGTGCCCGAGCCAGAGTGTGTCTGGACTCTGGAATCCGAGGCGCTGTCGGCCCAGACGTTCCGCGTCCTGAGCATCAAGCGCAAGGACGGCGTGCTGGCCGATATCTCGGCCATCCAGCACGAGCCAGGCAAGTTCAACAACGTCGACTTCGGTACTCGCCTGGACCGCCCGCCGATTTCGGTGGTGCCGCCTGGCGTGCAGTCGCCGCCTACAGAACCGAAGATCAGCGCCTATTACATCGTCAGCCAGGGCATTGCGAATCACACCGCTGTTTTTGAATGGAAGGCGGCCGATAGCGCGGTGGCCTATGAGGTGCAGTGGCGCCGCGATAATTCCGACTGGATCAACCTGCCGCGCACCGGCTACACGCGGGTGGAGGTGCCGAACATCTACGCAGGCGGCTACACGTTCCGTGTGCGGGCGCTGAACTCGCTGGGCGTGGCGTCGATCTGGACCACGTCCACGCTGACCCAGCTGGACGGCATCGTCGGGCCGCCGCCGGTGGTGACCAGCTTGGTGGCCACTGGGCTGCTGTTCGCCATCCAGTTGGACTGGGGCTTGCCGCCTGGGCCGTCGATCATCGAGCGCACGGAAATCTACTATTCGCAGAATTCCAGCTTCGAATCGGCCATCCCGTTGGGTGTGTTCGCCTACCCGCAGAACACGCATACATTGCTGGGCCTGCGCGCGGGCCAGGAGTTGTGGTTCTGGGCGCGGTTGGTCGACAAGAACGGCGTGGCGGGAGATTGGTATCCCGCGGCTTCCGGGCTTGGCGTGCGCGGCCAGGCCAGTTCTGACGCAGGGCCGATTCTGGACCAGATCGGCGGCAAGATCGAAGAGTCCATGCTCGGCCAGGATTTGATCGACAAGATCGATTCCGGGGGCGGCGCAGCGACCGAGATCAAGGAAGTGAAGGACGGCCTCAACGCGATGGTGAGCATCAAGGCCGGCGTGACCGTGGACGGCCAGTATTACAGCGCTGGCATGGGCGTTGGCGTGGAGAACACGCCGGAAGGTATGCAAACGCAAGTGCTGTTTCTTGCTGACCGGCTGGCGCTGATCAACCTGGCCAATGGGGTGGTTTCTACGCCCTTTGCGATCCAGAACGGGCAGACGTTCATCCGGTCCGCGTTTATCCAGGACGGCACTATCACCAGCGCGAAGATCGGCGATTTCATCCAGTCCAACAACTTCGTCGCCAACTCTCAAGGGTGGCGCCTGTCGAAGTCGGGCACGTTTGAGAACAACGGGACCGGCGCGGGCGGCCGGCGCACCGATACGTCGACGGCCACGCGCATCTACTACCCGAACGGGCAGATCGCGCTCGCGATGGGGATCGATATATGAGTACGGGAATCCGGGCTTGGGATATCAACGGGAACCTGATCCTCGATCTTACCGACCGCATCACGAAGCAGATGTATGCGGGCAGCATCATCCTGCCTGCGGGGGTGGATTCTACGACTGTGAGCGCGCCGGGCCTGGTTTCCGATGATTCTTGGATGGTGGTGGCTTCGTCCGGCTGCTACATCCAGTACGGCGTGGGTAGCTTTGTTCTTCGACGCTCCAGCACCTTCGGTGCGCAAGGGTTCGCTTTGACCGTGACATATGCAGTTATGAGGCGCTAATGGCAACCGCCAATTTCTTGACCTATACCCCTTCTGGGGTGGAGCAACTCAATGCGAGATATCCGCATCTTAGGGTGGTGGCGTCAGGCAGCGCCGGGGCCGACATCTACGGCGGGACTATCGCAATCCCCGACCTATGGCCGGAATGCCCCATATTCATGATTCGCCCGGCTGTTGGGGTGTCTGTGGGTGGTTTCGTGATTTTTCAGCGGAACCCGTACACGACGCCTCAGACAGGCGTTAGGTATCAGTCAAACGGGCCATTTGACTGGGCGCTGGCGTCGACGCAAGGCACACCCATTTCCATCGGACCTTCCAACGTGGGCCTGAAGATGTGGGATGAGAGCGGTCGGCTAACGTTTTCCACTCAGTACAAGTACCCACGCATTGTCTCAATTGCCTCGGTACCATCGCCGCCCTTTGGCAACGCACCGATGAGCAGCGCGGTGGGCATGTCTGGTTGGGGGGCGATGCCATGGATCATCGCCAACGATCTGATCTATGTCTATGAGGGTCCTGATGGTACCGGCGGCGGTTATTCGCCGGCCGCGTTCGCGGCCACGGTGAATGGAAGTCTGTCGGTGTTGACGGTGGAAATGCGTTCATCCGATGAATGGTCGCCCACCGGCTTTGGCTTGCAGCCATCGTACAACCCATACGCCTCTAGGCCGCTTCGGCTTCCTCTGTGCGTAATTCCCGGCCTTTAACGATGCCGGATCAGTCGCCCGCTTCGGCGGGCTTTTTTTCGTCCATGTAACGGGAGGCAGCAATGCGAACCCATCAAGGGAGTATTCGAATGGAACCGAGTTCCACCGGTTTTGGTGGCCTGGCGGCCTTGAAGGTCGCAATGGCTTACGGCATTCCCGCCGCCGTGGCCGCAATGCTCGGGCTGCTGATAATGCCGCCCCGCACGGCCCGTGAATTCACGGTGCGAACCATCTGCACGGTCGCTTGCTCGTTCATGTTCGGGCCGGCTCTCGCGGGGGCGGTCATCGCCTGGAAGCCTGGCCTGATGGAGGCCATGACGTGGCTGGCGCAGCATGGTGCCGGCAGCGACGACGCGCTGCTGGCGAAGTTCTACGTTCTGGGGCCGAGCATGCTGCTTGCAGGTCTGCCGGCGTGGTGGGTGCTGGGCGCGTACATGAGGTGGATGGCGAGCATGCGGCAGAAGGGGCTGCTGCAGTGGTTGGCCGAGGTTCGAGCCAAGCTGCTGGGTCTGCGGTCGGGCGGGGAGGGCTGACCATGAATCTTCAGACGATCAACGATACCGCGATCACTCCGGCGCTGGCCCTGCTTCCGGCGCGCATGGACACGCCGGAAGCGCGCGTGATGCTGCTGGCCATCGGACTGCAGGAAAGCCGCTTTCTCGACCGGCGGCAGCTTGTTGGCAGTCCGCCGCGGCCGACCGGCCCGGCCAAGAGCTTCTGGCAGGCAGAGCAGGGCGGCGGCATGGTCAGCGGCGTTCGGACTCACGCGTCGACCAGCGACCTAGCGGCGCAACTATATCGCGCCCGGGGGGTGGCGCCCGACAACGCCGCAATCTGGAACGCCATCGAGCAGGACGATGTGCTGGCGGCCGGCCTGGCTCGCCTGCTGCTTTGGAGCGATCCGGGGCGTCTGCCAGACATTGCCGATGAAGAGGGCGCATGGTTGCTGTACCTGCGCACCTGGCGCCCCGGCGCCTACAGCCGGGGCACGCCCGAGGTGCGGGCAGCCCTGCGAAAAAAGTGGGCCAGCAACCACACGCAGGCCTACATCGAAATAGGGGGCCGAAATGCGAACGTGGCTTGAACGCATGCAAGGCTGGCTGCTGCTTGCCGGCATCTTCCTGGGCACGCTGGTGGGTGTGTTCTACCGGGGGCGCGCCACCGGGCGCCATGCGGAGCGCCAGGAGCGCGCCGAGCAGATCAACGAACAGGCGGCGAAGGCCCGCCAGGAGGTGCGCAATGTGGAGGACGAAGTGGCCCGTATGGACGATGACGCTGTTTCTGATCGTCTCAAGTCTGACTGGGTGCGCGGCCCCGGCCGGGGTGGGCGTTGAATACTGCGACCATGCGCGGCCGATCTACTTCGACTCGGCCGCGCAGGTGGACCAAACGCCAGGGTCAGTGAGGCGCCAAGTTCTGGAACGTAACGAGACATGGCTCAGCTTGTGCGTCCCGTAGGCTGTCAAATCTGAGGAAATGACAGCCTACGGACAACATATGGCTGTAAACCCGCATGAATACTAGACTGTGTAGGGGTTCGAGTCCCCTCCTTCGCACCAACCCTATTCGGGTACTGAATCGGCGCCATGCCGGCAGTATCCCAAGACCCCGAGACATCCGTGTGTCTCGGGGTCTTTTCATTTTGGGAGTCTTTTCATATGGCGGATCTTGGTGATTTCCTTATGAATCAGAGGGTTGATAGGGATGTCGGCTCCGAGCCCGGCCCCGTATTTTCGCGCCTGTACCGCATTTCCCATGCTTGTTATAAAGACGCCTGAAGCTTTTCTTGTCGAGCGAGGGTAAATGTCTCCGATTCAACTGCTTAGCCGCGGCGGCCCGCTGTTGTTGCTCGCCGCGCTCATGTCTGGCTGTTCCTCCTCCTCGCCCGTCAACCCCTGGTCTTCGCCCGCGGCACCGGGCTCCGGTCCCGATTCGTCGCGTGTCAGCCTTGAATGCCGGGTAAGCCGCAGCAGTTGCCTCTACAACGGTAAGTACGAGGTGGGCGAGCGGGATTACGCGGAAGAAGAGGCCAAGCGCCTGAACCGGGCCGAGATGGAACGGTTGCGTCGCGCTTTCGGCGGTTGAGCCAGGATATGAAAAAGCCCGTCAGATGACGGGCTTTTCACATGCGGTGCGCGCTTGATGGGCGTGCACCGCTTTGTTCGTGCTTACTTCAAGAGCTTGGGGAACGCCGGGTCGCGCACCGCCTTCTTGATCAGTTCCTGAACCGCGCCGAGCCCCGCCAGTGCCGTCTGGGTGCAGGCCGTTTCGCCGACGAAACTGGTGGTGAACTTGTAGGTGTCTTCCACCGACAGCGAATTGCCGTTGCTGGATCTCAATGTCAGGGCGCTGACCCATTTGCCGCTGTTGGAACTGAAGTTGAGCTTGTCGAGCGTGCCGGTGAGTTCCACTGGCGCTTTTTCGGCATAGAGATTTGCCATCATGAGCTCACTGACGAGCGCTTTGCGGACGTATTCCGAATACGCCTCGGCATTCGGCGTCTTGACGGGACCGAAAGCGCGGCAGGTCAGCACGCCAGACTTGCTCTGATCGCCGGGGCCATTGTTGAAGGGGCCGACATTCACCTTGACTTCGCCCATCGAACGCAATGCCGATACGGTTTCGGCATCGGCCGAATACCGGGGCACGGCGAACGTCGAACAACCCGAGATCGTCAGCGCAAGGACGACAACGGCAGACAGCTTTAGCATGTACCTCTCCCTATTATTGGTTTCGTTTTGTAGCGCAAAAATAGGGGCGGTACAGCGCGAGATCTGGACGGGCAATAGCAGGCGTTGA